TAGCGTTCTCTCAGCCGTTGGTTTGGTGATATACATCTTCTACTGGATCAGTAAACAGTAGGTCACTTATGTGGTTATTATTTGCAATCCTAATTCAAGCTGATGGCTACGCTGTCTATCCTCAAGGGCCATTTGCAACAATGGACGAGTGCTTTGAAGCCCGTGAGTATTTCATGGCAACAGCACCACAGCCTAAAATTAACTATGAAGCAGTGTGTGTACAGACGGACGTAGTAGGTAATGCCACATGATTGGGTTAGTCACAGCTATCACGAACTTGGCAGGTACATGGGTCAGTGCCAAGGCGGAATCAACCAAGGCCACCGCAGAGGCCAAAGCCACCGCACTGAAAACAGCGGCACAGTCTACAGCGGACTGGGAACGCATCATGGCCGAAGCATCAAAGAACTCGTGGAAAGACGAGTGGTTAACGATAGTGTTCTCAATACCCCTGATACTTGTTTTTATACCAAGTATGGTAGGACATATACAAGCGGGGTTCAACGCATTGGCAACTTTGCCGATATGGTATCATGAGATTCTCATGGTAATTGTACTGGCCTCATTTGGTGTCAAAGCCGGTAAAGGCATTATGGAGATGATTAAGAAATGATGTACAACAACAAACCCGCATACAAAAACGAAGCTAACAAGAAGAAAAAGAAAGCTATGAGTAACCCTAACAAAGACTCAGGCACAATGTCGTGTTCGTCTAAAGGTATCAGGAAGTACAACTAATGAAGAAGCCAGTCAAGAAAGAATTCAAAACCTGTGCAGGATGCAAGTCTAAGGCTAAGTGTAAAGCCGCTAAGAAGTGCATGGGCAAAGCTAAGAAGTAATGGCCGCTAAGAAAAAGAAGTTAGACGCTTGCGCTAAGAAGGTTAAGTCTCGTTACAAGGTCTGGCCTTCAGCGTATGCTTCAGGTGCTGTAGCTAAGTGCCGTAAGGTTGGTGCTAAGAACTGGGGTAAGAAGAGTGGCGGTAAGAAAAAGTAAAGCAGGTGCTTCTCTCAAGAAGTGGTTTGGTCAGAACAAAGGTAAGGGTTGGGTTGATTGTAAGACAGGTAAGCCCTGTGGACGCTCAGGCTCTAACGACAAACGTAAGAGCTACCCTGCCTGTAGACCTACCAAAGCCGCTTGTAAAGCCGCAGGTGCTAAGACAGCGATGAAAAAGAAGACATCCTCTAAGCGTGTTGACTGGAAGAAGAAATGATTAAGAAAAGTGTCGGTAAAATACTGACGACAACCTTAACTGATATCTATACTGTCCCATCCAGTAAGAAATCTGAGTGGGTCATGCTTTATATCACAAATACTTCTGGAAGTACACAGTCTTTTGATGTAGACTATTATGATGCTTCTGAGGCAACTACATTTCCAATCTTTGAGGCATACTCTCTTTCTGCCAAAGAGTTCTTTCAAATTGGTGGAGACTACAATGAGTTTATCTATATGCAGGCAGGTGATAAGATTAAGGCGAGTGCTACAGGTCCTATGACGCTCTTAGTCTCTTTAATTGAACACAACGATGTTATTCAGGGTGGATAATGGCTACTGTAGAACTCACTAACGCTATCGGTGCTAACACAGACACAACTGATCCGTTTGCTCGTTTACCTAATGAAAGTTTCGTAGACTATCTCAAGCGTATCAAGAATGTCCGTGGTATGCTTCTTGGGCAATACGCTAAAGAAGCTGAGGTTGATCCTGTTGACGAAGCACTAGCAGACACGATCTCTAGTCAGCCTTTAGGACAAGAAGTTGTACGAGATGGTGGCGATGGTGGAGACGGTGGTCCAGTAGACACACGGACCCCATATGAAAGAAAACTAGATACAATGGAACGGGCTGTAGGGCTGTTATCTGGAGATGCCGCCTCAGCTATTGGATTAGGTTCTATAGCCGGCCCCTTTGGTATGGCTCTTGGTGGTTTTGCAGATTATAACACTGTCAGTCAGTTTGAAGATGAATTGGAACGTCAAGGATTCACTTCAGAAGAAATTGAAGTTCTTAAAGACAATCCTGATTTGTTACAGCAAGGACTAACTCGTGGAGTCTTCGGGGTCAAGTCTGAAGGCTATCAACCAACGATTGTTGACAAGTTAGGTATTACAGGGATGTTGAGCAACATCTTTGATACGTCTAAGCCAACAACCACAGGAACGGCTGTCGACGCCCTTCGTGCTAAAATTACTGGCATGACTCCTAATTACCCCGGATATGTAGCTCCGACTATGACGAACCAAGGAATGTTGACGGGTGGTTACGGGTACGGAATGCAACCTGCTATTACAGGCGGGGCTTCAACCTCAACAGTACCAACCAACTTAGTCGGACTTACAAGTGCTCAACGTGGTGCATTGTCTCAGATCTCCGGTATGGACTACATGGGTGGAGAAGTTGTCGGCGTCAATGACCGTGGTCAAGTGATTATCTCTACAGACCAAGGTGATCGTCGAGTTGGTTCAGATGGTAATACATACAACTTCAACTTAGGTGACTACGATAGAGGCAACGGCGGTAGCGATAGTGGATCAGCATCTAGTGCTTCTCGTGAGTCTTCGTCTTTAGATAGTGGAACAGGATCTGGGGTGAGTGCAGGAGGCGGTCGAGCTTCTGGTGGCTATGGATATGGTGGTTGGTAATGGCTATTACATACCGTGGTGAAACCTTTAGTGGTTACAACAAACCTAAGCGTACTCCTAACCACCCAAAGAAATCTCATGCTGTCTTAGCCAAAGAAGGTGATACGATTAAGTTGATTCGTTTCGGTCAGCAAGGTGTATCAGGAGCGGGTAAGGCTCCTAAGACTAAAGCTGAGAAAGCTCGTAGACGTAGCTTTAAGGCTCGACACGCTAAGAATATATCTCGTGGTAAACTGTCAGCGGCATACTGGGCTAATAAAGTCAAGTGGTAATGCTTGACATTTATCGTAAAGTATGCTATAATTGATCTAAAGAGACTTTGAAATGGCAACATATCTACAAACAGTAAACAATGTACTCAAGAGACTACGAGAGCGTACCGTAGCAACTGTCGATGAGACTCCTTATTCATCTTTAATTGGTGTCTTAGTCAATGACGCTAAGAGAGAAGTTGAAGACTCACACAACTGGTCTGGCTTAAGGGTTACTTTAAGTACCGATACGACTGCTAATGTATTCAACTACGAACTCAATGGGTCTGGTAATAGAATTACTATTCTTGACATCCTTAACGACACTGAGAATGTCGTCATGCAACAACAACCATCATCATGGATGAATGAAAAGTTCTTGCTAACAGACCAAGTAACAGGATCACCTAGGTACTATGCCTTTAATGGTTTGTCTTTAGATGATGACAGTCAGATTGACATCTACCCTATTCCTGATAAAGCATACACGATTCGTGTCAACTGTGTCTTAAGGACTGTTGAGATGACTGCTGATACTGACTCTTTGTATGTTCCTGCTCCACCTGTGCAACTCTTAGCCTATGCTAAGGCTGTTGAAGAACGTGGTGAGGACGGAGGAGCTAGTGCTACTGCCGCTTATGCAAGTGCAGTTCGTGCATGGAATGACGCTATTGCCTTGGATGCCGCTAAGCATTCTGAAGAGATCTGGAAGACCGTATGACAGCTAAGCTCGTCAGTTCTAGTGTTGCCGCCCCGGGATTCTTCGGGCTCAACACTCAGGAGTCCTCAATTACTCTAGCCGCAGGTTTTGCCCTACAGGCTGATAATTGTGTGATTGACAAGTATGGTCGATTAGGTGCTCGCAAGGGATGGTCTTACTTGACCTCAGGATCTACTGGAGTGAATCTTAAGGGCCTGCATCGGTTTATTGACATTGCAGGTGCAGAGACTATTTTATCGTGGTCTACAACAGCTTTCTACTCTGGTGCTTCTACGTTAACCACCATCACCCCAACGACAGACAACACCATTGCAGATTCCAACTGGGATGTTGCTACGTTAAACGACAAGGCTTATTTCTTCCAACGTGCATATAAGCCAATGGTCTACGATGGGGCCTCAGGGACTCTCACAGACGTAGAAGACGAAGCAACGTACTCAGGTACTGTTCCTAATGCAAACATCGTCCTAGCGGCTTATGGTCGCCTCTGGGCGGCAGACACAACAGCAGACAAGGTTACACTGTACTGGTCTGACTTACTTGACGGAGCCGCTTGGGGTTCTGGATCAGCAGGTTCTTTAGACCTGACTGCAATCTTTACTCAAGGTGCTGATCAGATTGTTGGCCTAGGTGCTCAGAATGGTCAGTTAATCGTGTTCTGTGAAAACTCGTTAGTTGTCTTCTCTGACACAGACTCTCAGGAAACTTTAGACCCTGCAACATTACGTCTTGTTGAAGTTATCCAAGGTGTAGGTTGTAATTCTCGTGACAGCATTCAGAATACTGGTACAGACATTATCTTTTTGTCTGATGATGGTCTCCGTACATTAGGACGAGTCATTCAAGAGAAGTCACTCCCAATGCGGGACATCTCTAAGAACGTCCGTGATGATCTTGTACGAGACATCCACGGTATTTCTAAAGACACAATTCGTGCTGTCTATTCATCTGACGATGCGTTCTACTTGTTGTTGCTTCCGGGCTACCAACGCATCTACTGTTTCGACATGAGACAGCCGTTGCCAGATGGGTCTGCCCGTGTGACGTTATGGGACAACCAGACACAGACTGCTATGTTGTCTTTACCAAATGACTTGTACTTTGCTCAAGCAGATGGTATTGCAGAGTA